GTCATACAATACAGACGCAGGAATGAGTATGCTGGATCCTTCAGTCTAGGACTGTAGCGCTCTGGGTAAGCAAGCCTTTTCGCTATGTCATTGCCACGACGATGAGGCCGTCCGCTTTTCCACTCATGCCCAAGGAAAGGTATCATGTCTCCGCATCGCGTTACACGTGATTTGGCGACGCTCAGTGTTATCCCCAACTCCTTAGCCACTGCTGCAATAGTTGCCAGCTTGAAGTTGTGGTTCGAGCCCACTATACTATCGTCTCCAAGTACCATCACTTCATCTGGTTCTGGAGCACGCCCAGTAAGCCTAATCCAGATGTAGTTAATGATGATGATATTACAGACGCTGTCGACAAGTGATGTAAACGCAGACCCAGAAGGCACGCCACGATGCACTTGCCACATGGAACTGTCTGGAAGGACAATTCTAGTGTGGATGAAATCATTGATAAGCCGATCGAACATCTCCTTGTCTTCTTCGTTGAGTTCGAGATGCGTTCTGAGGATACGGAACGCGTCATCTATTATCTCTGCTGACAGTGAAGCGTCGAAAGCAGAAAAGTCTAGACAGTATGTTCTCTCGAATTTCGACGTGAACTCAGCCGTGATTGCTCCGAGTTCGAGGAACGTCCTTGCGTATGCGAGAGATGGGTGTCCCACCAGCTTCTCGTAAACTGGCTTCGCGAACTGCGTAGCCAAGATAGTCGTAGCCAAGGGAGCCATCCATACGAGACGACCCTTCGGACCAGCATCCCCATGCTGAACGCGGCGACCAGAAACATAGGGGTCGAGAGACCTCGCCCTAGATCGAATCTGAGCCACGTCCCTGAGGACGCGAGGAATGGCTTCCTCATTGTTACAGAAGTAAGGAGCCCCAGAAAAGTGGTTAGGATGAATGTACCTGTCCACAACTTGAGACACCGGATAAGGCTCGCGCCTTCGCGTTCTGTTACCGAGAGATGCCATCGCTGCAGCGACCGCGCGTGCATAAACTTCGGCGTTTCGTTTAGAACTGGAGCTTCCACATCCACTTCTACGATCGTGAGAGGCCACGGACGTTCGCCCGTGATCAGGGCCCTTCCCACTAGAAACCTCATGTCGTCCTCGAGCACGACTGGTGAAATTGCCTGTTCCACCGGAGGTTTCACGCTTTGTTTCTGTTTGAGCTCGGCTTCCGTCGGGCCCCGGTCTAGCAGCGGGTGTTCGGGACTGTGAGTTGTGGTCGCCAGATCGTGCCACTCTCGTTGCGGAGAGTACGTCGACCCGTTGCTGAAGGGAATCTGGAACCGAGGTTCCGTACTTTCCCAATGCTTTGGCGATCCATTGTGCGTTCCACTCACTTTTGTTGTCTCTTTCTGGAACGAGTTCGTACCCAGCCTTTACCATTAGCCGGTGGAGATGCCAATCCACTACGATACCAACACGTCCCCCAAGCGACTTGAGTACCTGTCTGGCTCTGGAAGAGCAGCGGTACTGGCCTACGTAATCTACGCCTGTCCGCTCAGACATGGAACTCTCCTTACTAGGGCCTTGTGGCTTCGGAACAGTGACCGACCCAACGAATCCCTGCACTCGGACTGTATATCCTCTCTTTGGCTGACCTTACAGTCATAGGGTCTTATTTGAG